TGGGAAATATGTTGCACCGAACTTTTCTTTTATCATTGTGATAGCTTTACTATCATCTACTTCATCTTTAAATAAAGTGTTCCTCAATTGTGTGATTTCTTCGAACTTGTCTTTCCCAAAACCCTGACTAACCATTTCTACTTGTAATTTTAATCCACCATTTGAATTAGCTAGTTCTACATTTTTAGCTTGTAAATCGTTAAAACTTTTGTCTAAAGTATTATATTTTGTTTCTAATTCTGCATATTTTGAAGTGCTTTCTTTTAATGCTTCATCTCTAGCTTTATCAACTTCTTCGCTTAAAACATATCCCTTTCTAATATCTTTTTCCAACTTTTCAAGATTAATATCATCTTCGGATAGTTGAATATCCTTGTTTGTTAGATATTTTTTAATATCCATAATTACCTCCTATTTGTCGACATTTTTAGAAGTGCAATCGGTACTTCATAAGCACCACTAGGATAAGCAGGGGGATACTTACCCTAGTGCTACCGATGAGGTAGCCTATCTTTTTATAGCAGTTATTTGTTTCTTTAAATCACTCGGTAATTCTTGCTTTAATTCTCTTATTTTTCTATTTATATTGTTTCTTTGTTCTCTATATTTATCAGCTAAATCCATATTGCCTATATCTTCGGCTATTCTTTGATTAGTTAATAAGTTAGATTTTTCTAATGTTAATCCATTTACTTTTTGTCTTAATTGATACTGTTGTTCCATTTCATCATAATTGTATCTTGGTATTTGTATCTGACTACTATCCCAATATATTGATAAAGTACATTTACAATTAGGGTGTAATATATTTCCCTGTTGTTTTCTAGCTTCTATTCCTATTATTTTTTCTACTTCTTGTTTTGTTAGTGGTCTATTTTGATTAGCTACACAATCAGGGCAACTAAATGGATGATATGGAATTATAAACATATTCTGTCCTAAATTCTCACTATCTCCTATTGTTTGATTCCAACCACTTCTTGTTAAGTTAGTATTGTGTATCATTGATAGATAACTAGATAATTGTGCTTGTCTTATTGGTTTATCATTAGCATTGAAATAAGTTATTACTTGATTTATGTTTTTATCATAACTTATTAATTTATTTCTTAAATATTCACTACTATCTAAATCTTTGATATTTGTTTTTGTATTTTTATATTGCTTTTCTACATTCTTTTTAAATTTATTTTCGAACTTTTGAAACTCACTTTCTGGAGTTAATCTAAAATATTCTTCATCAATTACCCAATCTTCTGTATATCTATGATTTTCATCATCAAATCTACCTAAATTAAGTTTTTCTTCTACATTATTAGAATGTACTAATTCTTTTAATTTTGTTATTTGATTATCCATAAATCTATGGTCTATGTTATCCCATATTTTAGATAATTTTTTTTCAAAATATTCTTGTCCTTTTTTATCCTTTAGGCATTTAAAGAATAATTTTTTTGTTTCATTTTGTTTATTAGTATAATAAGCATTAACATTGAAAACTTGTTTTGCTATATATTCACTAGAATTCTTCATATGTTATCTTTGTTTCTTCTATTTCTTCTTTATATGCCTTTACTAAATCTTCATCATTTGTTGGCTCATCTATTAGTTTATTTAATATAGGTGTCATTATTTTAGCTCTATAACTATAAGGTATTGCACCTATTGTTTGTATCTTCTTTAATAAGTCTAATTTCTTTATATCATCAAATCTTTCATTTGATCCATAATCCCAATCTAAATTAACTGGTATTTCATTTATCTTTATATTTTGGCTTTGTTGTAACTTAACTACATTTTCTATTAATTTGTTTATTTGTGGTTCTAATTGTTTTTTAATAGCTTCTATAGTCATTTCTGTTATATTTGCATTTAAGTCTATACTAGCTACATTTTGGTAACTATCTTTCTCATAGCCGAATGTTGCAGGGCTTAAATTAGCCATTTGAATTATTTGATAATCACAGAATTTAAAACTTTCTATATATTGTTGGCATCTTATATCACCCTGTAAGAACTCAAACATTTGATGTTCTCTATCTCCTGGTAATAATGTGAAATAATCTTGTAAATGATTTACTTCTACTGTCTGTACTTCATACATATTAGATGAAGGTTTCCAATTTGTAGTTATATCTCCACTTTGATAATGTTGTGTAGTAACTATTCTTGTTTTCGTTTTTTCTATTTCTTCTGCGAATGTATTTAATATAATCATTTCTTGATTAATTAATTTTTCACTATCTTTAAAGAAATCTTGCCCGATGTCTATATTGATTAATGGCTCATATGGTAAATTATATATAGGCTTATATTCATTACCTGTTATTCTATTAAATCTGTCTAGGCTTATTTCTACCCATTCTTTATCTTTATGTTGTCTTTCATAAGCTTTAAACCTTAATACAGTAGTTCCATTACCTTTATTTTCTATATGTCTTTCTAAACTTAGTTCAAAATCTTCATATTCAAAATCTTGTATTATATCGCAACTAATTATTTTGTCATATTTCTGCACTAGATTATGTATATCACATTTTTTAAGACATTCTAGGTATACTTTATCATCAAATTTATGTATATAAATAAAACTTTCTTTTTCATAAATAGCTTCTTCTAATGCTCTACCTAATGTTGGCATTAACCAATTTATATCTAAATTATCTGTCTGTGTTACTAGATCACTACCAAATAATTGATTTCTTATATATGTTGCTATCTTTTTAGCAGAAGGTGCAACTACATATCTATCTTCTTCTTTAATGTTAGGAATTCCATTTGTGTATCCTGGCATTGTAACTTTAGCTTTTATCTTTATGTATGGGCTTTGTAATAACATTGATTTCCTTATTTTGCCATCCATTACATATCAACTCCTTTTTCATCAACTACTCCCCAATAGGTTCTAAGGGCTTTTTCATCCGTTTTAAGCAACTTTACTGGTTTTAGCATCCTACCTACTAGGATATTCCCAAATAACTCTCTATGGCCGAATATAAGAGTATAGCGAGTGTGTATATCATCTATACTATCTATTTTAACTGTTTTTATCTTTGTTCCGTTATAAAACATTATTAATTTCCATTTCTTCTTAAACATAAAAAAAGACACACACCTTTCTATCGGTATATGCCTCCTATTGCACCTTTCGGTCAATATTGCACTTCAATTCTAATACATTATATCATAAAAGTTAATTTTTGTCAAGTGTTTTATATATATAATGGTCTTTGTATATTAGATATATTTCATCTTCACGACAAGCTTTACATCTTGTTCTTAGTTCTAAAGGTATTTCTTGTGATACTCCTAGTTCTTCTAAATTATTAAGGTATTCTTCTATATTTATTTCACATAAAAATCTATGTGTTTTTTTACATTTTATTTTCAACTATTTTCCTTTTTTATATCTTTCTGGTATACAATCATTACATTTTGACTTTTTAGAATATTTATTGCAAATAAACGGTTTATTACAAATTATACAAATTCTTTCTATATCATCTACACCACTTTTTCTTCTGTATGCTGTTTTGCATTTCTCGGAACAAAATTTATTTATTTTATTTTGGTATGTTTCATATTCTTTTCCACAAAATTCACATATAAATTTCTTCTTTTTTCTTAATGCTAAACTAATTTTATATTGTTTTTTATGCCACTCTTTCCCTTTTTGTGATTTGTGCCATTCAATTGCTTTTGGTCTGGCTTTTTTTTCTAAATTATTTTTAAATTTTTGTATTTGTTCTTCTGTTAATTCTTTTGCATGTATTTTTTTGTGTTCACTTGCACTTAATAATCTTAAATTATCAAGTTCATTATTATCTTTATTATGGTCTTTGTGATGTATATCATATCCTTTTGGTATTTTTCCATTGTAATATTCCCATATATATCTGTGTAATCTTTTTCTATGTCCTTCTATTTTGCTTGAACTTAAATAATATCCTGTTTTATCATCTTTTGTAAATCTGTATCCATTAAAATATGCTATTTTTGTTTTTTCTATATATTGTATTTTCATATATTCATCTCCTTTATATAATTATACAACATATAACTGCTCCCGTCAACTAAATAATTGGTGCTCTACCTGTGTCTGCAAAGAGACGGGTTACATATCTTAAAGCATCTATATGATGATCTAATTCTTTAACATAACAATTGACACCTTCTTTTAAAGAACGAACTTTATCGTATCTATAACCTTCTAATTCTAATATACCTTCATCTTTACCGCTTTCTTCATAATGTCCGTCATTAGTGAAGTATCTTATACTTGGTTTTTCTAATACATATAAATAATCTTTATAAAATAAACTTTGTAAATATTGCACTCCATTATCTACACTACCAGCACCTTTTTTAGCTAAATTATGTTTTATTCCATCAGCTATTAATCTATTATCAAAATGTGCTGCCTCGCTATCTATTACTATTTCCGTTATTGGTATTAATGGATATTTATCTTTTAAATATAATAAAAACATTCTTAATTGGAAACTATAATATTCAGTAGTAGGGTTGTCGTGTTCTATTTCAGGATTATGATAATATATTTCTAGTCTTACTAATACCCATCTTCTTAACTCTTGATGATAACACAATGCTATTGGTACG